TCTTATACCCATATCCTTGATTGGTTATTTTAATATCCGCTATTGGACCTAAAGCACTAGGAGAATTTGTCGTATATGACATTTTAGATGTCACATCTGTATAGGTAGTACTTTCTGGATTATCAGGTACATTATATGTAAAAGTAGTACCGCCAATTGCAGAAAGTTTAAAGTTTCCGTTATATGAAGAATCAGATAGTTTAATTGTACTATAATTCTTAACAGTCTTATCTGTTAAGACTTCAGATTGAACTGTAGTAATTCTATCTGGATTAACAGGTTTTAAACTATAATAAAGTAATTCTGGTGTTCTTACATTTGTTTGTAAAAAGACTTTACTACCACTTATACCTACGCTGCCTTCAGTAGTAACATCAAATTGATCCGGTGTTGCTGTCAGATACTTATGCTTGAAATCCTTATCTTTATAGAAATCAACAGCGAATGCTGAATATGTTGTTCCACCAGAAACATTGGATAGTGAACTATCAGCAACGTTGAATTCTAATTTTTGCCCTCTAGTTATATTAAGTAAAGGATTAACTGGAAGTAGTGAATGTGTTACTGCACCACCAGTGGATGCTAGAGATACATTAACTGGATATTGAATAGTCGCATTATAATAATTAGACGCTAATTTAATTTTATCATTAGTATCTTTAATAATATAGTAACTATTATTAGCAGTTAAACCAGATACTACACTAGTTGATTCGTATATAACTTGATCACCTGTATTCAATCCATGATTTGTGATTGAAAGGGTGTCATTCGTTATACTGACATCCCCCTGTAGGAAAGTTGACAATCCTACAGTAACCTTTCTATTATAATCATTAAACTTAACTGTATAGGATGATGTAATACCAGGCATTACATTTAAGAATACAGTATCACCAACTCCTAATCCGTGAGCAGTTGTTGCAGTCGCAGTAACAACTACTTTCTCTAAGATACCAGTAAGTTGTGTATCTGTAGTAGTTAATGTATGAGTTACACCTGTTCCAACAGAATGTAAATAAAGTTGCTCTGCTACGGTAGCGCCAGTACCAACAAATATACCAGTAGAACCCATTCCAACTGGCATTGATGTCACTCCAACCAAATCTCTTCCAAGATTTAATGCAAAAACTTCACTAGGTAAACTAAAATTATTAATACCTTCGGTAGATACAGAAACTGCTGTTCCACCACCAGAAGAATAAGTTAATTTTTGTCCAGTAGTAAACTTATGTTCTGGTAAATAAATCGATCGTGTAGGAATAGCAAGAGAAGTTCCAACTCCAACTGCTGAACCAGGAGCATCAACATATATCGTACTGTTAATACCAACCCCAGAAGTAGTTCCAAGTCCAACTACTTCTCTAGGATTGAAATAGATGCTTCTTTGTAATTTGATTTCTTTATCTGTGTTTATGCCAACATTTATTGTAAGTCCCCGTGGTTTCTCTTCAATAATAGAACCAATAGTATGAGCAGTACCTACTGTTCCACCATATTCTCTTATAACTCTAACTCTAGAATTGAACGAATCAACATTAACAACATAAAGTTGTTCTGTCGAAATACCAATAACATCATCTGGTTGAAGGATATTTACATCACCATTAATTGAAACAAACGTAACAATACCAGTTGCAGCAGTATTTCCAATAGCAGTTGCTACCTTAAACTTTGATGTTGTTACTCCAATATTATAAACTCCATCTATATTAACAATAGACTGTGAAGATATACCAGAAACACTGACAAAATCGCCGTTTTTGAAGTTATGTGGTTGAACAGTTTTAGCAAGAATCGATTTTTTGTCATTCAATACCTGAAAAGTAACATTATCCTTTCTAGTTGTAGATGAAGTAAGTTTGATAATGTCCTTACCACCTATCTTCGTTACTTTTGAAGATGCGTTAATTCCACCAGTTTCGGTATTATCAAATTCTACTCTATCGTTAACTTTATACTCATGTCCACCATTCTCGATGAAAACTGATTCTATAACTCCAGGTGAAGCATAAACAACCGTTGCAAAATCATCAATACTCTTATCCGGACGTGCAACATACTCATAATCACTCTCTGCAAAGGAGAGTTTATATGGATAGATATTTCTCACATATCCACCATCTTCAAAATTAATCTTATCAGTAATTGAATCTGGACTAAAATTAAACTTATCTGGTTTAGACTTAAATGATTCTCCAATTACATATGGGAATACTGGAGTAAAATACTTATCAAATGTGGCATCTTGCTGAGAAGAACTATCAATAGTCGCAAAATATGCATAAGTTCCTTCTGGATAATCTGGTGTCTTACAAAAACGTCCATTATATTTGTCTAAATCACCTTTATTAGTAAATGTGTAGTCATTGGTAAATGAACCCAATGGCCAATCACCAACAGTAGGACCAAGTTGTCTAGTAGCACTAAGTTCGTATCCAGGAATCATTCTCCGGATAACACCACCATTTACTCTATCAAATCCATATGGACCGTAAATTGGGTTACCATCATAGGCAAATCCAAGAATTGGTGAATGGTTATCTGATACTTCTTCAGCATTTTCATATTCTAAGTCATAAGTACCATAATCTTTCTTACCATTCAACTTCAAGGATGGAAGCATCTCTCTTAGTTTCCTAGGAGCATAAAGGTGAGTAAACTGTGAACCATAGTCCCCAGTGCTATTCTCCATAAATCCATCATCAAGTTTAATCAAAGTACGATAACGATTTACATTATCAATCTCCCATCTCTTAACTTTAGGATCAACAACAGGAGGTATACCACCAGCATCTACAGCAGTCTCTACAGAGAGGAAAGATCTATCAGTAACAAATCCAACACCACCACTAACAACGTTCACAGAGGTGATTACACCACCCTCTATGACTGGTGTGAGAGATGCATATGTACCAATACCAGACGTAATAATTTCTGGAGGTGAATTATATCCAGAACCACCTCTAGTAACAATAACTTGCTCAATTGCACCATTCCGTACAACTGGACGAAGTTCAGCACCAGAGCCAGCAATTAAATCAATATTTGGAGTTCTATTATAATTAATAATCCCAGCATTACCATATCCACTTCCTTTTTGTGTTAAATCAATAGATGTTACTTCTCCCCTAACAACTGGAATCATAGTTGCATGATAATCACCTAAGGAAGAAGAAATTCCAAGTTCTCCACTAATAGAAACCGAAATTGATTGATAATTGAATATATGAGTTCCTACACCAACATTGATTAATTCAACATATATACCATTATCATAATCAGACGTAAGAGTACCACCAACGCCAGCTTGAGCAACTCTAAAATTATTATTGTTAATAACAAGTGCTTTATACTGCGCGGTATCCGCTAAACCACCAATTGCAGTACCAGTAGTCGAATATGTTAAAATTTCGCCATCTTTATAACCATGATTCTTAATATTGATTGAATTATTAAACGTACTGATTCCTGTAGTAGTAACAATACGTTTTTTATATTCATAACCACTTCCTGGATTGGTTATAAAGATTTTATCAACAACATTCTTCTTTTTAACACTTTCAAACTTTTGAGTACCAGATCCTTTATCAGAAAGGTCTACAGTATTGATTCCAGCAATAGCATCATCAAAATGAGAGTGTAATTGAATATTTGTATTATCAACAAGTCCTACAAAGTAAATTGCACCATCACCTAACCCTGTTGTACCTGTTCCAACTGCGGTGCCATTATTCTGACGATAGAATACTCTTTCGCCATTATTAAAGAGGTGATAGGTTGTAAACCCAACAGTATTATTAGATGTATTAATACCAACAGAAACGTCAAGGGTAGGAGCATGAACACCCTGCCTCATTTTTGCTTCTGCAGTTGCTCCACTACCATTACCACCATTGATATTAATTTGTGGTTGTTCTAAGTAATTAAAACCTGCATATGTTACATCAATTCTTTCAAATGCACCATTTACATTAACATGTCCAGTCGCACCAATACCAGCAGCATCAGTAATAAGCAATTCTGGTGGATTAATAACATCATGCCCACTTCCACCTTGCAAAACTAATATCTCATCTAATTCTCCATAGTAAAGTCCATCTCTTGACTTATAATTAGCAAGTTCAACACCATTAACAAACATACCTGTTTTTTCACCAGGTATTGTAGTAAATTCTTCCCCAGAAGAATCAAATACAGGTTCACTAAACCTCCTTACCAATCTTTGAGAATCAATTGCCTTATCTTGTAATCTACTAGCAAATTGATGCGTTGTAATACCTGCAGAATTACCTGCGATGGTAATAAATTTACCAGATTCAATATTTGAACGAGAATATGCTAATTTAAAGGATTGGTCATCAATCTTCTTAGCAAAATAAGAACCTTCTGATAAAGGGTCAAGTGTAAGTGAAGTTGTAGATGTTGCAACAACACCATCTACTAAAGTAGAGGTTTCAACTGTTCCTGGAACGTAATAAACTTCATCACCTGTTTTAAAATCATGACTTCTATTGGTTGATATAGTCTCACCGGAGAAAGTCGCAGCAATTTTAATATCAATACCTCTTAAGTCAGCATTTAACTGCTGATTAGCATAAAATGGAATAGAAGCAGATGTTATATAAGTTTGATGCTCTGGAGTACCTTCAATAACATCATGAGGTGCTGCTGTATGCTTCGGACCCACCATCTTCATACCATTGTAAGTATGATATGGACCAGCATAAGGAACACCACTAACAATTCCAACTACATTTAAGTCATATGCATTAGAAACGTTAGAACTAAATGTATAGTCTGGTTGTTTAACTGCAGGAAGTACTTCTGCTCTAATAAGTTCCCTTCTTGCTTTAAATTGTGCTGATAAATCAATAAATCCCAATCCACTAAGAATAGCGATTTTATTAGAAGGTACATCAACTACAGTACCTTGTGTTTCAGCAGAATTTGTTTGATTAACAAGTGCCACTGGATCACCTAGGAATAATAAGTGAACTTCTGGACATGTAATCTTAATGTTACCATTACCAATATCTTCAACTGTTTCTATATTAAAGATATTGGTAACATTATAAACCCACTCTGTAAATGTCTTCTCAGTATCTTTTAACGCTCCAAGATTTTGTACATCAATCGCATCACCAGCAACCATCTGATTGGTTGGACCAGGTAACATGAAATCAGTAACTACACCAGTAATCCTAAGAAGAATTTTATTTCCATCAGGATCATATGCATAAACAGAAGAACTTAATCTAACTAAAGCATTCCTAGGTATATCAACTGTATTATCAGATAAACCTAAGAACTGTGTGGTAGTTTTGCTAGTATATGTAATTGTCCTATCAACACCGTCTACAACGACTTCTAAGGTGCCTGAAGCAGGGAATCCGATAGTAGAGTCAACATAGATTGTATTAACACTAGCAACTTCATTACTTACTGTTCTAGTAGTAGGAGTAATGCTAAACTTACCGTAAATAGAACCTACTTCACTAATATCTTTATTAGCACCAGCATCAAGTCCTATTTGATAATAAGTATTACCATCTCTTTCATATTCAATAATATTATCAATTGAACCATAAGAATAATTAAGTACACCTTCAACTGCGTCTTGATATAATGTTTGTCCCTTTAAAGTTCTAGGGTCATAAGCCTCATCTAATGCAACAACTACTAAATCTTCATTAATTCTATAATCAGCATCTGAAGGTTTAATCGTTTGTTCAAATGGTTTTACAACTACTGCCTTAGAACCATAGAGAGCACGGAACAAAATCTCAAAAGAATCATCAGTACCTTTTGTTACATAGAGATCTTTTGCTTGCTTAGAAAATAATGCCTGGTTAAGTCCAGAAACAAAACTCCTATCCTCTAATCCAGGAACATAAAGTCCTTTATACTTCTTAAAGAACTCAGCAAGGAAAAGATTACTTAAATTATGTACTTCAGCATCATCACTATGGTCAGCAGATGTTGAACTACTAAATGTTAGTCTATCTTCTTCCCCAGAAGCAAAGAGAGATGTAATCGCACTAAATGCACGTTTACAATCAAAAAACTGCCTCTTATCTTTACTTGTATAAGTTATTATCTCATTATCAATTTTTAAATATCCATATCTATCAGGAAATCCTACAGTAGAATTAACTGCTATAGTTTTATCAAAAGCAGTAATAGCACCATCCAGATTAGTAGAAGATACGAGATTTTTTTGAAGATATGAATCGTTCTTAATATATTGATCTAAATTTTCAGCAAGATCAATTGGACCTCCCTGAAATTCTTGTGATTTATAATACTGCTCTAAAAATTCCCCAAACAATGGAGATTCACTTCTAATCTGCTCCGGAATCTGTTGTGATACAACAGAGTAGGTCTTTGCTCTTGTTTCTATCATTAGTAGGAGTATCCGCCGCTGACTGAATTAGCTGTAACTTCTTGTGAGTTGAATGTTGTAGAGGTTGTATAAGTGGTTGCATACGATGTATCAACCTCTTGTACATTAGTAGCTTCTGTACCACTAACCGTTGAATACTGTGGGGCTCCCCTCACTAGAGGCGATTCACGATCGTCTCTTCCATTAGGGAAACTAGAACTAACAATATAATTGGAACCAGAAATGTCTGCTCCTGATGAAATAGTGTCAGACACCATAGTAACTAGACTGTTATTATTATCTAGTTGCAAATAAAGATCCTGTAATCCAATAACATCATAAGACTTAGGAGTACCACTAATTTGAACAATTGGTTGGTCTGTACTAAGAATTGTAGAATTAATAATTAACGCATTAATTAAAATCTCACCACGTGTATATTCAATAGAACCAATGTTATTTTTAACAATGGCAACTTGATTAGAAGCGAGAAGTTTGAATAATATCAATCTTCCAGTTTTTCTATCAGCATTAGGTATATCAGAAAGATAAACCGTACCACTTACACCACTAACAGAGAATCCAGATGATTTAATATTAAACCCATTTAAAGAGTTAACATTAAAGGCATTACCAAAACATAACTCATAGGTTGCTAAGTCTGCTAATGCAGGCCTCATATCCCTCCTCATCGTCACTCTAGTAATGTTAGAAGTGATAGATGATTCAGTTTGATCAATTAAACGCATTGCCTTAGAGAACTTAAATCGCGCTCCAAAGGTGTTTAACTCACTTGACTTGGAATATGTATTCAAAGTGTTATTAATCGCCGTTTTAAGGGCATCTACGCTATTAACAGCGTTAGCATTATAATATGCACTAGTATCCAACTCAATATACAGATACTTAAGATCTATAATGTTTGGAAGGATTCCAGCAACTGTATATCTCTTCAATTTATTCTTAAGTTCAATTTTTTCAATATTTGACAAATATTTACCGTTTTTGGGTTTTATGCTAATAAAAACTTTTCCGAATTGTGGAGGACTCGTATCTTCACCTCCATAAACAGAAACTGATTCAGTATTAGAGTAAATTTTAGTTACAATTGCTTTATAGTCATCTGCAGTCACCGCACGATTCTGAGCAGAGTAAACTAAAGGCGCATATTTCTTAATTGACGAAACTGACTCAATATCATCACCATTTTCAGCTGAATTGATGGTTGTTACATCAGAAATGCCGTTTGTAACAGTAGCACCGGAATTATCTTCGACATTTCCAGTAAATGTAAATGAATTTACGCCATTTGCGTCTTTTCCATTCGTTGCTATGTAACTTACCTTGATAAAATTGGAATCTTCAAGTTTTTTACCAAATTTACCATCTCCAAAGATGATTTCATACTTCTCATCAGCAACTTCTTGCAAAAGGAACACTAATGAGGTGTTTGTAACGTCAACAATGTTATTAGTTAACTTATAAACCGTCTTCAGGTTAGTTGCACTACTATTTGGTGATACAGTTGCTCTAATTGTCGATGTATCAATACCTTCATTAGGTAAAATGAACCTTTCTATAGGAATTCCGTCACCAGTCTCTCTATATGTGAAAGTTTTAGTTAAATATGAACCTTCAAAGATATCAATGTTAGTAAATTCTGCAATATTATCTACAACAGGGACAGTTATGTCGTTCATCACGGCAAAACTGTAATTATTTGAGTTATAAGTGTTAGAAACTGCTACAACACCTGCTTTTAAAGTCAAAGTTAGAGGTTGAACACCATATGATGATGTATCAACGTAAAAACTTATGATTGATTTTGCTGATCTCTTACTTCTTGGGGTATATCCTACGTTTCTAGCTAAAGCAGAGACATTTTCTCTTAAAGTTGCACTATCAATGAACACCTCATTAGCAACCATGTTACTATTGTAGGCAGTAATGTAAGAATTATATGCTAAAGTGTCGATTAGAACCGACATATTCGATCCTTCGAAGTCAAAATCGGTAAAATTAGAATTCGCCCTCAGATAATCTTTAATCTGAGTCTTAATATCCTCAAAATCGAGGTTTGTAAACTGTGTAAGAGGCATTTATCTGAATGATTCTAATACAAAACTAAATTGTTGCTCTGGAACATCAATTCCCACAACTTCATATACTATTAATACGTCATATGTGTGAGCATCATAATAAGGAGTGACTTCAACATCGACTAAATTCACTCTAGGTTCAAAATTATCAATAGTAGTACGAATTTCATCTGCAATAATAGATGCTGAACCTGCATCCATTAGTTCAAAAAGACTTTCTCCTATTCTAGATCCTAGAATAGGGTTAAAAGGACGCTCTTGTAAGTGTGTTAGTACTAAATTCTTCACAGCACGTGTTATCGCACTCTCATTTTTGAGAGGAATCACGTCTCTAGTAATAGGATGAGGCCTAAAAGACAATGAAATGTCTTTAAAACCACGTGATACGCGCTGGACCGGCATTTAACCTAAGTATTTTTATTATTTAGCGCGATTATTTGGATTCCACAACTCACCATCAACACAATAGTCTAAACTATCATTTTCTTCAGCATCAAAAAGGTCATTTTCAGCTAAATTGCGGTTAAGAATCTTCTTTTTGGGTGTTAAATCGTCTTCCCAAATCTCCCTAAGTAGTTTTTCAGTCATTTTAGTTACTATTCCAGCGTGGGCCGGTTGATTCTGCAGTACTATTTACATTTCTATACTCGCAATCAACTAATTTACCATTCCTTTCTGCAACATAGATGCGATCATAGCACTCAAAACCCATTTTTTCCATATATTCATCTAACTCTTCACCAGTATTACCACCTTCGTAATCTTCTGATTCATCATATTCTGCATAAACGAAATCTACCCGCTTTAAATGCTCTCCAGCACTCTTCATAACGTTTAAATCGTTACCTTGAGTGTCAGTTTTAAGTACATCTATCCTATCGTATTCTATATTATCTAATATTGATGCTAAACTAACTGTTTCGACGGTATATACACGGTCAACGAGGTTTTCAAATCTTCCAATTGGGCGACAAAGAGAAGAAGTTCCTGGATCTCCTGTAAGTCCGTAGAAATCTTTGTCTGTTTCTTTGGCGACGTTGCTAATAGCAGCTTCAATAAGGTAACATCTATCCCCCGCTGAGTGATTCTCCACGTGCGAGCAACAAGATTTAAAGTTATCAGGATGTGGTTCGATTCCAATAACATAGGTGTTTGAGTCATCACGTAACCATTTACTAGCATTGGGCATATTAAAGGATAGACCAACATCAAAGCGGAGTTTTAATCCGCTTTTCAGTTTCTTATTAATTATATTGTAATCAATCATTGTTAAACTTAACACCTTCACAATCAGGTTTGGAACAAAAATAACGCCCTTCCCCTTTATTAGGAGTTAGGTATTCACAATCAGCAGTCCATTCATCCATTGCTTCCCTAACAATGGATTTTATTTCTTCTCTTATTTTATCTCTTCTTTTATTACGATACTGCTTAAAATTAAACATTAGCGTCCTTGCCCCCTATATCGTTTAGGTGCTTTGTTCCGAGAAGAGGGCGCATACTTGGTATGCTTCCCTGTTCCCTGTCGAGTTTTCTTCGGGATAGAGTCAACATAAGTCGTTCCTAGTAATCCTTGTTTTACTCGTGCCATTAAATAACCCTCGTCTTCTCATGTCCTACACGTATCCGAGGATCGCACCATATCTCATATCCTGCTTCGATAGCATCTAAACAGAAACTAACGTCCTCTCCACACATGTCCTGTACTGCACCACTTTCAAAGACTTGCATCTTAGGGGCAAACCACGGATAAGTCATCTTCTCATCCTCAAAAACACCATTCTTAATCATAACCCAACCAAACCCAGTGTAATCCACAGTGAATGGTTTCTTACGCTTTGAAATACTTTCAACAGTCTCGTGGTTCATAACACCACCGTTCTTACGAAAGTCGTCCTCTTCTAACCAGTGTGCAACGGAAGTAGTCTTTCCATCCTCAGTGGCATACCATCCACCAGTGATACCTCTCTCTTCACCTTCTGCAGGAACTGCTAAATCGCATAACTGCCAGAACTTGTTAGAGTCAAAGACAATATCACTATCAATCCACAACTGATAGTCATACTCTAATTTACCATCCCATGGTTTTTGTTGTGGTCCTCTTAATACATTTGCACCTAATACCTTACATCGTGCAAAGTTAACCATAGATGAGTAATCTTGACTAATCTGAATACTCATCCCGTTTTGAACCATGTCAAAACACAATTGTACGAAGTTCTTCAGGAAGATGTATGAAGTCCCTCTACCAGGTAAACAGAAGACTATCTTCTTACCTTTCATTCGTTCTTTAATAGCAGCAATATCCCATTCATCTTCCTTTTTTCTGGGAGCAGCTGCTTTTACAGTAAAACCTTTTGCCATAAATTAGTAACTCATCACTATCATTATACACGCTATGTATGTGTTTTGTCAACTAATACGAAGGTTCATCTGTAGTACTTCCCCCACCACCAAGGTTACCACCACTATATTCATTTGCTAACATTCTTATATACGATACTCCCTCTTTTCCTTGCAACCTATTCCACCTTACTTGAAAGTCCTCTTCACTTAGTGAGTGATAGAGGACATCCTGTTTCTGATAAATGTGATATTCAAATTCTGTCATAATCATCTTCTATTCTTACTATGTCTTTCTCTTCGCATTCTTTCCCCATCTGTACTTCTATAATAGTTAGGCCTGTCTTGCCTGCTATAATTCTGTGGTGCTGCTCTGGTTTGATAAAAAAGGACATCCCTGGTTTTGCTTCTATTGTTTCCTCCCCTATAACTACCTGTCCCTCACCTTTTACTACTACCCAATGCTCACTTCTATTATAATGATACTGTAAACTCATCTTCTGATTAGCATGCACTACTAACCTCTTTAACTTATACTTACTATTATCCTCGCGACGTTCTTCAAAGTGGTCTTCGTAAAAACCCCATGGGCGAAAAAATCTGTACATAAAAATTGTATGGGGCGACTTTATATAGAGAAAAAAATTTGCGGAGAAAAATTATATGTCGAAAGCAGACTTTTGTAGGTTAGAGTTAGGTACTTTTTTAGATCGCATCGCGCGCCGCGCCGGCATCAACGAAACGCGCCATACTGCCGATTACTGATTATAACATAACACTGCTAATCTGTCAATCTAAGTGTTACATAGTGTCATTACAGTTGTTTACATTCTGCTGCATAAGACTGCTCCCATAAAGTATCAACGTCCACTGACAGATTCTCGACGGTTACTGTTAGTTTCTCTTTCTCCTCATTTATATCAAATAAGGAGTGGTAATTTATCTGATGTGGGTTAAAAGAATTCCCATCAACTTCAAAATCCAAAGTAACACGAATCCGCTGCAAATTAGGCGCAGAGTTGTTGTGCATAACCCTTCGAGAGACTGTCATACTTAATTATACACTGAAATTGAGAAAATTGCAACCCCCTCAGTGTTAATAACCGTAACGCTGATAGTTGACAACAATCCGCTCTTATGTTATGCTCGCTAAGATAACAACAAAACCAGACAATTATAAGACTTAAAGTAACACTAACTCTCTCATACTTTTCCACACATTATTATTACTTTTCAACACACTTGTGGAAAACGTTATAATTAAGCATTTCCTATTTATATTACTATTTAATACCTTATTTTCAATAGTTTTCCACAGAAAGTGTTAGTTTTCCACAAGCAATCTCTGTGGATAGGTTGTTACATAGGGGGACGCAGTCCCATCGTCCCAGTGTCTAATAACTCCTGCAATTATCACCGTGTTTGTTATTAGATAAGTCGCTAATATAAACGTTCTAATGATACAAACTGTGTTATCGTATTTGTGTGTTTTATCATCAGAAAATGCGCCTATAGCATACATCCAAGTTTTTGCAATCTCTTTAAGCATTGTTGATAAATTGTGGTTCTAATTTGTGTTCTCTGCATGTTATATTATAATTGTAATCTTCGAACATTTCCATTAACATTACCGTGTTCTTTTTACCCCATGATTCTATACAATATTCTGGTATAAATCCGTTCACTATGTTATCATGTGCCTTCCAACAGAAAGTATAAATTAACCCGTCCCAATCACCCATGACATTGTTAACATTGAACTCGTTACTATTTGAATCGG